GTCTAATCCAAGAATTTTAGCCGACTCAAGTATTTTTTTATTCATATAAACTATATTAAATAATAAAATATGAATAGTAAAGTCTTAGAAGTCTAATTTAACAGCAAAAACTTGTGTTCCAACTCTTTCGATTGGTTTTGCGGTCTTTGCAACTAATAATGTCTCTTTGCTTTCGTTAAGTAATATTACTTCGGTAATATATTTTTTAGTTGTTGTTTCTACACCATTATTAAATCTTGTTGGGTTTTGTGATGTTGTAAACTTAAGATTTGGTAAATTAATTAAGAAATTCATCTCTTCAATATCTGTAGCTCTCACTAACTTTACATAACCAGGGAATGGTTGCTCATCACCAAATTGTGGTGAAGTAGATGGCTCATTTGGTATTGAACCCATGAAATCTTCAATATCGAATGCGGCACCACCACTATACTTGGTTTTATTGATAGTAAATGTTACACCCGTTAAGTCTGTTGGGTCTAATGGATTATTACCATCTCCACCCGCTTCTGATGTAAAATCAATATAATTCCAATCATCTGATAGTGGTTGTTCACCATTTCCAACCATTTGTGTTAATATGTAAAACTTATTAAAGACAAATCCGTTTTTAATATCATTCATTGATATTTTCATAAAGTTAAATCCACCGTTAAACTTAACAGTAACATTTGAAGGTGTTGTAGTTCCCGTGATTTTTGTGAAATAATTACAAGGTAAACCATTTAATGTTGTTGACCCCGTACCATTTGACAGCATATACGTTACCCATAATGTTTGACCAGTAGTTCCACTCAGTGTTGAATTTGCGGCATTACTATCTGAAGGTGTTAATCCTACTTTTGGTGCCGGTAATGTATATGTTCTATTTGATTTATAATCTAATGCCGCAACAATTTCTTCGTCATCAAATACCACAACCTTCTTGTCAACAAAAATCTTACCAACTTTGTATCCATTCTCATCAAGTAAATCTCTATAACGTAATGAGAAATTTTGATTAATAGCTGACTTAACTAATTTTGGTTCGTCATCTGCAGTAAAAATTGTACCTATTGTTGTTCCTGTACTTCTATGATATGACAAAAATGGAAGATACACTTGGAAATATTCGTAGTCGTCTGAACCATCTAAAGTAATTGTAGAACCGGTAGCCATACTAATATAATCGTCATATTTAAAAAATCTATCAGGGTCAATTTCAAGGTCACCAAGTTTCGAATAATGAATTAAACCTATTGATTTTTGTTCAGTCGGTATTATTTCAATCTCTTCACCAAATGAATTAATGTATGATGTTGGTTTTGTTATTGTTCCACCCGTTAAGTTTACAAATGTTTGTCCTGTTGAATTATAACCCAAAAATTCTTTTGTTGAAATATATTTACTACTTGTGAAACCTGATATACTTTCATCTACTGTGCTAAAACCTATTGGTTTTTGTGACCATACAACATTTAATGTCCACGGGTCTTCATTATCAGTTGATGCCATGTCACAACTATTACACACTACTTGTGCTGTTCCCGTTAATCCCGATAAATTTGGTGTTGCTCTATCTAACACTATTAATTGTGTTGTTGGTGTTACTCCTGTAACCGAAACTACTTTATAAATTTGTGAATTAGTATCACCGGTGATGATATCACCATTAAACTTATTCAACGCTAATGTAATATATTGACAATTTGCGTAAGTTGTGCCTGTTGATATTGTTACTAATAACGATGAAGCACCTGTGATACCAGAATAATTAATCGTATTATTTAAACATTGAACCGTAGATTCATCCTCAAGTAAATTATATTCTGATACAAAACCCGCAGGTTCCATTAGATTTCTAATTGTTTCAACCGTTGAACCTGTTACAGGTACACCATATTGTGTAGCATTTGTTGAATCAAATAAAAATGGATACTTAATTTGTGAATCTTTATCTAACGGTGCAAATACTCCTTGATGTGTTGTACCTGTTATTACATTACCCGTAATTCCAGAAAATGGATTAGTATACACAAATTCCGAATCACCAATTGAAAAGTAACTTATTTTAAAATCACCCTTTGCAATTGCTCTTCTACCTGATTGTGTTAATCTTGCTGATAGATATTCTGAATTATTACCGTTTAAAAAGCTCATATATATTATAAATATTAATTTTATTATTTTTATCAACCTGGTGGAAGTGGGTCACCACCACCGCCACTAGTCGTACATTCACTTAAGTCTGTATTAGTAATTGTTCCTAACAATTCTAAATTATCACCAGTATAGAATGTTCTTCTATGTGCCCCGTAGGAATCAACAAAATACCAATCACCTTGCATAAATGTTCCAAGATTTTCCCAATTTCCTGAAACATTAAAGGTTGTGTATTTGTAAGTATCATTTAACACGTATGATTGATATGGTTCAGACGCGGAGTTTGCGTTGGCACATGTTGTATAATAAACATCAGATAATTGCCAACATTCTGAGTTATCTCCTGTTGCAACTTCATCCGTTGTATTATATTCTGATGAACATGGATTATTATCAATTTTTAGTTGATATTCAGTCCCATTTATACAATATGGTGAACCCGAATCAACCCAATTAGGTGTGGTGATTGGTTCTGAAGTTAACATTGACGTTATTCCTGAGAATGTTAGAGTTCCACCTGTTCCATTACTAAATTGATTTCCTGTAAAGTATGAATTAGTATTTTCATATATATCGTATTGGTAAACAGTACCATTATCACATTCCCATCTTGGCCCACGAGATGTTAAATAAGTAGGTTCAGTCGATGGTGGTGGAGTTGGCGTCAGTGATGGTGTCATTGATAATGATGGTACTGGTGTGCTACATGGTGTCCAGTCTTGTATAATTCCACTACTATTAATTGATGCTACCATTGTAAAGTTACCTGAAGCTCCTTGTATTTTAATTGCATACCATTTACCACCACCATCAGGTGTTGCACCATTGGTTGCTACATTACTAGTGTATAATTGATATGTTGTTCCTGATGTGATACTTGTTTCATCTACATAAAGGTTACCACTATTTAATTGAGTATATCCAAGATTTATAGCTAATTGTTGTTCGTCTACACCACATACTTCCGACTTAATTGTTGTTAAATCAACTGTATCTCTTGTCCACGCAGTAACATATGCGGTTCTATTTTCAGGTGGTGGTGTCACTTCAGGACAACCATTGATACTTGGTGAAACGGCATCAACATCATACTTAGTTCCATTAGGGTCGGGGTCCACGGTAAATGTATTTCCCGCAGCATAATAGGTTTCAGAACTTCCCACTACTCTCTGTCCGCTAGTAAATGTTCCCGGTGGTTTAAGTATTGAATAAACATCAGAACCACCTGCACAAGGTGATAATTGATAATAAACAGGACTTAATGAACCGTCGATAATTGTCACTTCATTTGAGGTGGACAATACCGTTCCAGAGGCACTTCCACTTCTAAGTTCTAATTTAAATTTCTCAGTACCTTCGGTTAATTGGTCTTCAGCTAATGAGAATGAATATTCTTGTCCCGATTGATTCAATGTAATTGTTGATGGAAAATTATTTTGAAAGTCATTTAAATCAACCGTTCCAGATGTGCTTAATATGGTGATATAAAGCGTTTGAGGGAATGAAATATTCGCGGCAGTTACTGTTGCAGTAAATGCACCTCCTAAGTCATCCCGACTATCTGGACTTAGACTTATACCATATGATGGTGTTGGACCAGGTGTGGCTGACGGAGTTGATGTCATTGTCATTGTCATCGTTGGTGTCATCGATGGTGTCATTGTCATTGTCATCGTTGGTGTCTGAGTAGGTGTCATCGTCATCGATGGTGTTGGTCCAAGTGTAGTTGACGGAGTTGGTGTCATCGTCATCGATGGTGTTGGTGCAAGTGTTGTTGACGGAGTTGGTGTCATTGTCATTGTCGATGTCTGAGTTGGCGTCATCGTCATTGTCATTGTTGGCGTCATCGTCATTGACGGTGTCGGTAACGGTGTAACCGCATCGTATGTAATTGGATAATATAATGGTGACCCCATAAAGAAATTAAATGAATTCACTATGGTACAACTATTTGGTCCATATTTATATGACTTGAATTTAATTTTTTCATTACCATTATCATCAGTAAAGAATTCATACGATAATAACGGTCCATTTGTTGTGCCCGTTAATGCTGAATTGCCAATACTATTACCATAAACCGTATTTTTACCAACATTATCAATATTAAACCCAAAATTGTTGTTTATGTAATTAATTGCACCAACAATTGCATCTTTCCATAATATATGTAATGCGTCTAAGTCAATACAATAAGTACTATCATACGCATCAGCACCTTCCGCTCCAACATCTAAAGTATTTCCCGCTGTTCCACAATATAAACTTGCTCGTTTGGGTGATGTTGTTGTGCTTGATGTTGTTCCACTTAAAACTACATATGTTGATGTGTCACTTGTGTTTCCTGAGTACTTAACCCCATCAATTTCAAATGTTGGGAATATTCTTATATAACCATCTTTATTTGAATCGCCAAATTGTAGTTGAAATCCTGTGCTAACATCCGTGATGATTTCATTAACGTATGTTCTAAATCCAATTTCAGGATAAACATCATCAATAATTTCAACTAATTGACATGGCTTTCTGTATTTAAATTTCGAACGACCTAATTTACCGTTCTCAATAACGTTACCACCAGTCCATAATGTGGTTGCGGGGATAAATTGTTCTACAACTTGCACCCAATATGGACTCATTTTGTTGACAAACTCATTAAGGGTTATAAAATCATATGGTACTTCTACCGTACTAACATAAGCATTGTAGACATCTTCTAAGCTAATGTATGTCTTTTCGTATCTAACTGAGTGTGAATTTTTGATGACGTTTGATAATACATTATCAATAAATTCTGCGAATGTTATGCCTGTTTGTGGTGTTAATCCACCAAAATTAACGGTACCATTCTTTGATTGTCTCCAAATATCATAATCAATTGTTTGTGATGGTGATAAGTAAACGCTAATATTTTTTCTATTTAATATTAATGACGATTCTTGGTCATTAGAACTGTTTTTGATTTTTAAATTATCAACTTTGGATTCTAAGTCAAAACCATAATCTAAGCCGGGTAAATTTCTAAAAACATCAAAGTAATCTTCACCGTAAGTATAGGGTGCATTTTTGGTTTTGGTAAATTTTAATCTACCCGTTAACTGTGAATTCGCTTCATCTAAGATTAATGGTGACCGGTGCTGTAATGTTATGTCATACCAACCTGAACCTTTTTGGAAATATAAATTACCGTTTGAGGTATACGCTTTTCTTGGTAAACCATTCTCATCAATTGGATATTCGTCTCTTGTTAATGCACTTGACGAAGTTGTTGTACCTGTCAAATATGTGTATGTACTCGCAGAAAAACCTGTAATTACAAAATCTGTTTTAATGTCATTAATAACATCATACAAATCATCCTCTAATGTTGATATGTTTGGTAATTTTGTTACCTCATAAACATACTCATTGATTTTAATCATTGGCTCCGGCGCACCCAAGAATTTTAAAAAGAATTCTAAAGTTTTACGTGTACCTTTTGACTTATATAATTGAGCTAAGTTAATTAAAATTCTTCTATAGAATTCGTATTCTGATTCAATTAAATTCTTACCAACAGCAACACCTGAATAGTTACTATCTTGTCTTGTGTAAAGAATATCGTTTAAACTTTTCTCATCGAAAAGATTTACGGTATCAAGTCCCAAGTTTTGTGACAAGTTTTTTAACAACATGTCAGGTATGTTATTGATAGCATCGTAACTCACATGTCTCATGAACGCAATGTTATCAATGTATTTTTTTACACTATCAAAGCTTTGACCATATAATTGGAATACGGACTCAGCTCTTTTATCTTCCGTGTCGAATTCAAATAGTTGTGGTGATGTTAAGAATCTAACAATTAAATTAGACTTATAATCATCAATCTCATCCGATAAATCAAATAAGCTTTGAACAAATTGATTGTATTCAATACCCACAATTTGTGGATTCCAACCATCTTTTGATACCGGCCATGATACGTTAACACCAACTAAATCAGTTGCACTGTTATCGTAATTGTCTCTTGGTACTCTGAAACTTGAAGTGTATATTGGATTTGATTCTCTATTAAGTAATAATTCCTCAAGGTCATCTAAATTTTTAAAGAATTCCTCAATGATGCTATCATTTGGTTTAATAACATAATCAAAATTTACATCAGTGTATCCACTAAATAAATTACCCTCAACTTCTAACGTTAAAACAAAGTTATTATCAAAAGTTGGTTCGGTATAATTTGTGATGTTGTATGAAACACCTTGATATATTAACACATAATTTTTAAACGCTGAATAAAAATCTCTAACAGGGTTATCGGTCTCAATTATGACATTGCTATTAGGCTTTGTTAATATAATTTCAAAAGGATTGTAAAAAATTGATTGTTGTGATTCGAATTGAGTAATTTTAGTTACACTATCATATGAAATATTCTCCGCAGTATAGTTTGTTGTTTTTGTTACTGTTGAGCTATCAGCTAATAACGACGCAGGAAACTTAGCAATTATTCTACCAAGTGAAATGTTTATTCTTTCTTTTAATGAACCAAATAATGAACGTCCCGCATCACTTCTTGATGGTCTAAACTTAATAACATCTTTTGTTGTTTTTGATGTATTTGTTTTTGGTGCATTAGTTTCTTCTTTTAAAGTGTCTAACGTTAAGAAATCAGAAAATGGTACGCTTGAAAAACTTTTACTATCTTTTTCAGGTGTTGCTCTGTCGAGTGCAAAGTTGGTATTAGTCAATTGACTACTACCATCGGTAATTTGAATACCGACTAAATTGTCACTAAACGTTTGTGCCCCACTAGCGGCCTGACTCGGAACTTTATACTTAACTACTTTTGCCATTATACGTCAGTAATGTTATCTAATCCTAATGTTTCATCAATATCCGTTCTTTCTTCACGAACCTCATATAGTGTCTCACTAAATTCGTCTTTGATTTCGTATAGATTGTATTGTTTGTAAATTTGGTTATTATCATCGTAGATTGTGTAGATACCCGGAGTAATCGCTTTAGTTTGATTACCGTACAATGCGTGAGCTAATGTAGATGCATCATGTTCAACCATATCAACCTCAATTGTTGTTGGATTAACAAACGTATTGGTTAATATGATTTTTTGACCCGGTTGTCCAATAAATGGAATAACATTTGGTCTACTCGATGGTGATGACGAAGGTGTAATCGTCATGAATATTAAGTTACTTACTTGGTCAGTATATTGATATCTTACAGCTTTGTCAGTTGTATTTGTTAGATTGGAAGTAATTGGTTGACAATAAAATGATGATGTTACAACTCTATAAAAATTCGGTATTTTTGTTCTGTTATCTGTTGTATTAATATATTCAACACGATAACCGACCATTCCTTGTGGTGTGAATTTGTTTCTATCTGCCGCCGGTACATTTGATGTATCAATAACCAATCCTCTAACTGATGGAAGTGAAGCTAAAACACCACAATCCGTAATTGTTGTTCTAATTTGTTTTGGTCTTATGTGTAATGTATATATTCCTAAGTTAGCAAAATCACTTGCATTTAACTTTAAGTTATATAAACCACCCAATATCTCAGCATTTGGTGCTGCTCCGTCATCCGTTGTATCGGAATTATGAAATACGGGTGTTAAAACATCTGTTGATATTAATTTCTTTAGTGTTACCGGTGCCGTAGCCGTTCTACCTGATGTATAATGATAAAATATCTCAACATCTGCTGGGGATACGTCTGCCGGTCTAACTATACCATATGAACCTACTGCCATTTCTTTTTATTTAATAAATATAAATCTTATTGTTTTTTCACTTTAAAATAACCATTTCCATATACACTTAATTCCCCCATGTTTTCAATTTCACCTAATCTTAAATTCATCTCCATAACACCTTGTTTACCGCGTTCAACAAAAACATCGGAATAAATTGTTGGTTCTTCAACAAAACCTAAAAAATGTTCGTTACGAGATAATACTTCAAAAATTACTTCTTCTTTTGTAAATCCGACCGTGTTACCGGTTAAAATTGTGTAACCCTCAGGGTAATCCTTATAATAAATGTTATCAATAGTGTAACCTGTTATATTGTCAACAATATTTAATGCTATAGTATGGCCATTCCCTCCATACTTTTTATATTCGGATAGTTTACTTAAACCAATTGCATTATAATACGTTATACCCGTAAAATTAGTGTTACCGGTGTATGCGGTATAATCTAAATCATTTTCATAACCTTGGTTTACTGTTTGACCAGTACCATATGGTAATGTAAATGTTAATGAACCTAATTCAAGTAGCATAATTAATAATGTATTCTAGTAAATATCTTTAGAATACTTTTGGATTAATATAATGAATAAAATGATGTAAATAAATCTTTTATAATGAGCCACACTCAATAAATTCAAGTTGTACGTATCTATCAACACTTGCAAGTGTCGATGTAATATTGAAAGTAAAATCATACTTACCTTGACCCAATTGAATTTCTTCGTAAACAGTACCTGTTGAAGGTGCGGATGTTGACACCGTGATTGTGGATGGTGAGGGCGGTGTTGCATTTCCAATTGGTGTAACTGTTAAGGTGCTTGTAACACTATTACCATCACTGTTATTAAATGCTTTTAATCTTAAAGTTGGTGTGCCATTTGCTCCAAATAAATTAGCACGATAACTTGAATAACACACATCTGTTGACTGAAACACCAAATATAAATCACGACATCTTAATTGATTAAATGTATAACCATCGATTAATTCTTGGTGAGTTAAATCATTTTTTAATATAGTGTAAACGGGACCAACGTTTAATGCTTCAACAACACCCGTACTAGTTCCACCTGTGGTACTAATTAATTGGTATGTACTTCCTGAAGTAAATGTAAAACCTGATGATAAGAATGTTTCCAACGTAGCAATAAACGGACCTATTGTCTCACGTGGTATATCCTTATATGTTGCGGTTATATTAAATGCCATATATTATAAATAGTTTTTTTAATATTAGATTGTTATCATATAAGCCGTTGTTTCCGAACAACCATTATTATCTGTAACCTTAACATAATAGTATCCTGCTACAACACTATTAAATGTAACACTAGATGAGTCATATAATGTATCAACCAAGCTACCGCCACCGATTTCATATGGTGAGTCGTAGTCTACATATAATTCAAACGTTTTGGAACCAGAAGCTCCACCTGAAACGGAAGCATAAATTTGGTCAAACGCAGTTTTTTGTGCAAAAATTCCAAGAGAATTTGGTTGTGTTATTGTTACCCCAAATGTAACTTCTCTTGATGCACTATCCTTTACATAAATAGTATAAGAGTCTGCCGCCAAACTACTATATGTGGTTGATGATGTCCATGTTGTATATGTTCCTCCCGCATTTAGCTTAGTCTGATATGGTCCACCAAATCCGCCCGCAACATTGGTTACGGTAATTGAGCCGTTAGACCCACCATTACATGAAACATTTGAACTTGTAATTGTTGCCGTAATAGCAGCGGGTGTAGGTGTTGGAGTTGGTGTACGTGTTGGTGTACGTGTTGGTGTAACTGAAGGTGGTATACAACTTAATTGAACACCTATTGTGATTTGTATTGAGTCATCAGTGTGAAATGTGGTGGATAAATAAAAATCACCATCTAATGTATTATAAAAACCGCTTCCAACATTACTATAAGACCAAACGGCTGTAGGTTCACTTGTTGTTAAACAAGTTAACGTATCATATGTATATCTTAAATATCTATATCTCGCAGCCGGACTTGGGGTTGGTTGCGCTGTTGGCGTGGATGTTGGTTGAGCCGTTGGCGTGGATGTTGGTTGAGCCGTTGGTGTAGATGTTGGTTGAGCCGTTGGCGTGGATGTTGGCTGAGCCGTTGGTGTGGTAGTTGGTTGAGCCGTTGGTGTAGATGTTGGTTGAGCCGTTGGTGTGGTAGTTGGTTGAGCCGTTGGTGTAGATGTTGGTTGAGCCGTTGGCGTGGTAGTTGGTTGAGCCGTTGGTGTAACTGTACGTGTTGGGGTTACCGTGTTTGTTGGTGTAACGGTGTTTGTAGGAGTAATTGATGGTGTGATAGTGCTTGTTGGTGTTACAGTGTTTGTTGGTGTAACGGTATTTGTAGGTGTAATTGATGGTGTTACGGTACTTGTTGGCGTAATTGTATTTGTTGGTGTGGTGGTTGACGTAGGTGTAACCGTTACTGTTGGCGTCACAGTAGGTGTGCTTGTTTGTGTTGGTGTTGGCGTAGATGATACGCAAGGTGCCGACGCACTAACAAATGCAGTTCCACTACCATTATCTGTTACTGTATAAACGTCACCAGTATAATCGGTTTTTCTAATAAAGAATGTTGTGAATCCCGTACCAAAAATTACTTGCAATTCTGCTATTGTATAAACATCAGTCCCATCAGGTACTTGATATAAAATATCATTTACTGCTATCGTATCCGCATCATAGAATGTTAATTGTTGTATCGGGCTATGACATACCGAATATGCATCTGTTGACACAAAATAATTGAAACCATCCAATGGATTAGTAACACTTGGTGTTACTGTTGGAGTAGGTGTCATTGTCATGGTTGGTGTTGGAGTAATCGTACTTGTTGGCGTAGCAGTATTTGTCGGTGTAATTGTGTTTGTTGGCGTAGCCGTACTTGTTGGTGTAACAGTTTCTGTTGGTGTAATTGAAGGTGTAATAGTTGGTGTTGGTGTAGTAGTTTCTGTTGGTGTAATTGAAGTAGTGATAGTTGGTGTTGGTGTAACAGTTTCTGTTGGTGTTACTGTATTAGTAGGTGTAATAGTCGCAGTAATACTTGGTGTTGGTGTAACAGTTTCTGTTGGTGTTACTGTATTAGTAGGTGTAATAGTTGTAGTGATACTCGGTGTTGGAGTTATAGTATTTGTTGGTGTTTCTGTTGGTGTAATTGTATTTGTAGGCGTAACTGTATTTGTCGGTGTAATAGACGGAGTAACTGTTGATGTTGGTGTTACAGTATTTGTCGGTGTAACAGTTTCTGTTGGAGTAACAGTTTGAGTTGGCGTAATTGTTGGTGTAGCCGTTGGTGTTGGTGTAACCGTGCTTGTTGGTGTTGCGGTTTCTGTTGGAGTAATTGTATTTGTTGGCGTAGGTGTTTGAGTTGGTGTTGGTGTAGACGATACTGGTGGTTCCGCCGCACTAACAAACGCAGCCCCACTTCCGTTATCTGTAACTGTGAAAACATCACCCGTATAATCAGTTTTTCTAATGTAGAATGTTGTGAAACCTGTACCTAAAATTGTTTGAATCTCAGCTATTGTCCAAACATCAGCTCCCGTTGGTATCTGATAAAGAATATCATTTATTCCAATTGTATCAGCATCGTATATTGTTATTTGTTCAATTGGGTTATATACCACTGAATATGAATCAGATGCAATAAAGTAATTAGAACCATCTAGTGGATTTGTTACACTCGGTGTAATAGTTGGTGTTGGTGTAACAGTATTTGTTGGTGTTATTGTTGCTGTTGGTGTAACAGTATTTGTTGGTGTTATTGTTGCTGTTGGTGTAACCGTGCTTGTTGGCGTTTCTGTTGGTGTGATTGTACTTGTTGGGGTAACTGTTGGCGTTGGGCTTGGTGTTGGGCTTGGTACAGAATATGTAACGTCAAATGAACAATTTTCTTTTGTATTTAAAAGTGTTACGCTTGACGTACCGTTAGGTACAGAAACAAGAACACCTAAATGAGTTGTTAAATCAATAAATGAAACATTTACAGCGTTACCGCCACCGTAAACTAAAGTTGCATAGTTGGTACTTATACCATCATAATATATGTTGTAAGGTCCTTGTGATGTTCCCGAAGTAATTTTTACATAAAAATATCTTGCCATTTGTTATTTTATAAATATAATTTTTTTAGTTATCACAATAGAATGTCCAATTTGTTAATGTTATCATTATATTGCCGGCAGTACCCGTTTTACTTTGTACAGTACCTCTTAACGTAGCTACAGCACAATCTCCGTTATATAAATTGTAAGAATTACCCACAACTAATGGAAATTGTGAATTACCAATTAAAAATGGTCCAAATGTTGGTTTCTTAAATTCAAGTGAGAATGTTGGTGGGGTTGTACAAGCATTGGTTTCAATTGATGTTACCACACCACTTGAGTTTACAATATATTTGTTATTGTTTCTCATAACATACGCACCCGCAGGTGCTGTTACTGTCTTCATTGAATTTGTGTAGATTGTTGACCCAACTGACAAAGGTGCACCTGAACTAATATTTGTTTGTGCAATATTGTAATATATTTCTTTTGTTTCATTAAACGGATAACACGCATATTCTCCACTTGTATTGGTGCTAAACTTAACAAGTGATGAAGTTGAATCCCCAACGCCTAAGTTATAAACTACAAACTGACTAACTTCTTCATACAGTGCTAAAGTACTTCCAGTACACCCACAATGAGTATCTGATATACAATAAACATCATATTTTACAAAATACATGTTCCCCGGTATAATTGTGCCCGTATAGTAACTTAAATCTATTCTTGCATAATCATCATTATTTACACCGCCATAACGTTGTAATAATTGTTGACCCGCAACATTATAGATTTGTTTAACATGTAATTCATTAGAATTACGATATGAATTTTCTGTAGCATTTTTAATATTTAACCAATTTAATTTATCACTATGTCCATCATAATTTCTATAATAAACACTAACAAATGCGGGGTCGGACGCTAAACAGATTGATTGAGTAATAGTTAATTGTCCACTATAATTTGGTACGGTTGGGAATGACGAACTTGTTGGTATTGGTGTTATTGATGGGGTAACACTAATTGTTGGTGTTGGTGATGTATTAATTGAAGGGGTTGGTGTTGGTGTAACAGTGTTAGTTGGTGTTGCAGTTACTGTCGGGGTTGGTGTTGGTGTTGGTGAAGGTACCTCGTAAATTTCAGTAAATGTGGCTCCAACAATACAATCAATTGATTGCGTCATTGTTGGTGTCATTGTTGTAGTTGCTGTTGGCGTTATGGTATTGGTAGGTGTAACTGTACTTGTCGGTGTAGGAGTTGGTGTTTCCGACGTTGAAGTCGATGGTGTTACTGTATTTGTTGGTGTAACTGTATTTGTTGGTGTAACTGTATTTGTTGGTGTTGGTGTTACACTTTCAGTTGGTGTTACGGTTTCGGTTGGTGTTTGTGTTGGCGTTACTGTACTTGTTGGTGTTACAGTTTCAGTTGGTGTTTGTGTTGGTGTAATAGTATTTGTTGGTGTAATTGTGCTTGTAGGTGTTTGACTTGGTGTCTCTGTTGCGGTTGGTGTAATAGTAGATGTTGGTGTCGGAGTTGGTGTTTCTGATGTCGAAATTGATGGTGTTACTGTACTAGTTGGTGTCACAGTACTAGTTGGTGTCACGGTATTCGTAGGTGTAATGGTATTTGTTGGTGTTTGACTTGGTGTTTCTGTTGCAGTTGGTGTAACTGTAGATGTTGGTGTAGGGGTTGGGGTTGGTGTTTGACTTACACAGATAGTTGAAGTCGAAACAAAAGCGTCACCATTTCCGTTATCCGTAACTATAAACACGTCACCGGTACCGTCGCTCTTTCTTATATAGAATGTTGTAAATCCTGTTCCATACAATGCTTGTAATTCAGAAATTGTCCAAGTATCAATACCTAATGGTGATTGATATAAAACATCATTAATAGCGATTACATCCGCATCATATATTGTTATTTGATTAATAGATTGATTATAACATACTTCATACGCATCTGCCGATATAAAATAATTTACACCATCAAGCGGGTTAGTAACACTTGGTGTAACTGTTGGTGTGCTTGTTATAGTTGCTGTTGGTGTAACTGTACCGGTTGGTGTAACAGTCTCCGTTGGTGTTGGTGTTACTGTGTTTGTTGGTGTAACTGTACTTGTTGGTGTTACAGTTTCAGTTGGTGTTTGTGTTGGTGTAATAGTATTTGTAGGTGTGGGTGTTGGAGTTTCCGATACTGAAGTTGACGGAGTAATTGTATTTGTTGGTGTTTGCGTTGGGGTTATTGTATTTGTGGGTGTAATTGTGCTTGTTGCAGTAGGTGTTGGAGTTTCTGACAACGTTGATGTCGGAGTTACTGTGTTTGTTGGTGTAACTGTACTTGTTGGTGTTACAGTTTCAGTTGGTGTAACAGTATTTGTAGGTGTTTGTGTGTTAGTTGGTGTAACGGTCGATGTTGGTGTTGGTGTTACACATGGAATATTAAACGTACAAGTTTGATTAAAATCGGCAAAAAATAAAGAATAATCACCCAAATAGTTGTCACTTACATAATTGTATGGCAAAATATGTGAACCTAAATTGACAGTTCCTCCACTACATGGTGAAAATGTAATTGTGGCGGTTTGACCGCTATAATTTGTTGTTAATATTTGAACTGTTGTTGCCATTTTTTATAAATAGTTTTTTTTTATTTTTATATTACATTATATGTAATATCACAAGTCATATCAAACGGTACCACATTATATGTGATGTCGCATGGTGGTGCGGATTGTGTTGATATTGGTGTATTGGTAGGTGTTGGTGTAATTGTACTTGTTGGTGTAATTGTACTTGTTGGTGTAATCGTATTGGTTGGTGTAGGCGTCGGTGTTTCACTTTCTGTTATTGTTGGTGTGGTGGTTGGGGTAATAGTATTGGTTGGTGTAACAGATGGTGTTGCAGTTTGAGTTGGTGTAATCGTTGATGTAGGAGTAACGGTCTCCGTTGGTGTAATTGTATTTGTTGGGGTAATTGTTGGTGTTGCAGTTTGAGTTGGTGTCTCAGTTGGTGTTATAGTATTTGTTGGTGTAACCGTACTTGTCGGTGTCGGAGTTGGAGTTTCTGACTCAGAAGGTGTTGGTGTTACAGTATTTGTTGGTGTAACCGTGCTTGTTGGAGTTGGAGTAGGTGTCTCACTCTCAGTTGTTGTTGGTGTGTTGGTGGGGGTAATGGTATTGGTTGGTGTAACTGTTGTGGTTACACTTGGGGTTGGTGTACCTGTTGGCGTTAATGTTGGGGTAGGTGTAATAGTTTCCGTTGGTGTTGGTGAAGAACCATAAGAAGACGTTACAGACGGTGTTGGCGTTGGTGTTTCTGTTGGTGTTGGCGTAATTGTCTCGGACGGCGTAACACTTGGTGTTGCGGTCATTGTCGGTGTTTCGGTCGCTGTTGGGGTTGGTGTGCCTGTAGGTGTAACCGTTTCTGTTGGGGTAGGTGTAGGTGTTTCACTATTAGTTACAGACGGTGTAGGGGTTACTGTTTCAGTTGGTGTAACTGTATTGGTAGGTGTGATTGTTGGCGTAATGGTGTTTGTTGGCGTAACGGTAGGTGTTACGCTTGATGTTGGCGTAATCGTTGATGTCGGTGTAGGGGTTGGCGTGTCGCTTACTGATGGCGTTTCAGTTGCCGTTGGTGTTGGTGTAATAGTGCTCGTAGGGGTTATGGTTGCGGTGACACTCGCAGTTGGTGTTACTGTTGATGTACTTGTTGGTGTTATTGTTGCTGTCGACGATGGTGTAATTGTCGATGTTGGCGTTATTGTTGCGGTTACCGAAGGAGTTGGTGTAACCGTGTTTGTTGGGGTAACTGTAGCTGTTGGTGTAACGGTATTTGTTGGCGTAACAGTGCGCGTTGGTGTAATCGTATTAGTTGGAGTTATTGTAGGTGTAGGCGAGGATGATGAACCAGGTGATGGCGTTACACTTGTTGTTGGAGTTTTAGTAATTGTTGGTGTAGGTGAAATTGTTGCTGTTGGTGTAGCGGTACGTGTCGGTGTTCTTGTGACCGCCGGTGTTCCTGTATTAGATGGTGTGTTGGTCGGCGTAATCGTCGAAGTTGGTGTGATTGTAGGTGTATTAGTAACCGTACTTGTTGGAGTTACAGTAGAAGCCGGTGTTCTTGTAGGTGTTGGTGATAAACTTGCACCCGGTGTTTTAGTAGGTGTAGGTGTTAATGTTTTGGTATTAGTAGGTGTAATTGTTGGAGTAGGTGTTACTGTTTTTGTTGCCGATGGCGAAACAGAAACATTTGCACAATATAAATTAAAATACCATTGTGTTTCAACATCTGAGGTACCGTCAATTACAATTTTTATAATATTGTCGGCTAATGTAGAACCGGTCACGGTAATATTACCAAAACCAGTTCCGCTAAATGTTGAAGTTGGCGTTAAACTTGTTGATGGGTAATATAATTGAAACGTATCATTAATCGTATACGTACCATATTCAAATACACTAACGCCCGGTAACGAACCGGCACTAATAAAGAATGTTTGAACAACAGGTGAATACTTACCTGTCACAACATCACTACATAGATAATTCCTTGTTACAGATGGAGTTGGTGTTAATGTTTTTGTAGGCGTTGATGTTGGTGTAACCGTATGTGTTGGTGTAATGGTTGGAGTTGCCGTTGGCGTCGCAGTTGGGGTAATAGTTCTTGTAGGTGTTGGAGTTGGTGTAATCGGCACGATACAACCAACAATAAATGACCACAATGTTTCAATTTGACCATTATCAACAGGGTTAACAACCACTTTTACTTTATCTGATGAACCATCAACAGATAATACGTATGGACCACCCGCCACATTAGATACTGATGTGTATCCTGTTAATAATACGTTCTCAGGGTAATATATGTTAAATGTATCTGTTATTGTACCACCGGTGAAATTAAACGTAAATGTACCCGCAGCAGGTAACATATCTAAAACAAATTCTTGTGGTACCGGTGAATATCCGCCCGTATATAATGTTGAACATCCATCACCTTGCGATATTGATATTACATCAATATCAATTTCAAACACACAAAGAATTGTTGGTGTTATTGATGGCGTCATTGATGGTGTGGCACCAATAGATAACGTTGGTGTCATTGATGGTGTCATTGTTGGTGTTCTCGTAACCGTAGGTCTTGGTGTACGAGTCATAGATGGTGTAACAGTATTTGTTGGTGTTGATGTTGGAGTTAATGTATGTGTTGCAGTAATTGATGGTGTTGGTGTTCTTGTTGCCGGCGGTGTTGGTGACACTAAAGCATTGCAATCAATCATTGTCGACTTAGATAATGTATTATTAGTCCAAGGTGAATCTAATCTAACGGTAATGTTTTTACTACCATTAGTTGTATATGTTTTAAATGCTTTATGACAATTAATTCCCGAACAAATACCTTCAACGCCAATTGGCGATGTGGTTCCATCACCCCAATCTACCGTAAATATAATTTCACCGACACCCGCAATATTATTTAGATTGGTTGTATTAATTACAGTAACTTTATTACAATCAACTTCGTAAATAAAGTTTGCATTAATTTGATTTTGTGTTGATTCAACACCAACCGCACCATCAAATGCAACCATGGAACCCATTTCATCTGCGGTCGCTTCTAAGTATAATGGAAGTTGTTGGTTATCGTAGATTTTACCGTTTAATACGCCATTAATTTCATTATATGTTTCGCCCGATGTTTGATTAAATAAATTCCACGAACTGACCCATTCATAATATCCGATATTAAATGTTGTTCCGGTATTATATAATGTCGTGCCGGTAATTAAAGCACCGTATTCATCTGTTGGGTTTCTTAATGATGTAGAAGTTAAATTAGTTATTGGTGCACCAACCATTAAATTCCATGTGTTATCTGTTGGTATACCCCATTTATAATAATTTTGAGTTAAAGTGTTACCTGTATTACCTGAAACATTATAAACAACATATCCATTAAAAGGTGTTGAGCCTGTTGGCATAACTCCAGTATTGCCACTCCAAGGAATAAGAGTTTCGTAATCACTAATATCATACCAAGTCTGTCCGGTCAAAGAGACCAGTCTAACATTTAAAATGTTTTTACGTCTAATGGTATACTTATTTTTTTTCATCTATATTACTATAACTATCGTTTTTCAAAAAATTTAATTGAATTATCCATACCCCTTCCAACTAAATTATTTTCCGTTGTTGTGCCACCGGTGTAATTGTACACTTTGTATGAATAATCTGTTTTATCTATGACAATTTTATAGTACATGTCTCTTTGTTCAACAATTTGTTGATTCGCAGTTAACCCTGTTGTTGTAAAATCTATGATTGAACCATCATTTGCATTCAAAAATTTTGCAGTCATAAAAAATGTATCGCCACTTAATGTTGAATCACTTAAAACAGTGTCGTCTTGAAACCAAAATAGGTACATGTTTTCTTTGTTTCTATAATTTGAACCCATAAAAACAGGAACGTGTATATTTTGTCTAAGTGTGTTGTAATAAAATTTTTCACCTATTGGTAATTGCAAATTTTTTGAAAAAACCAACTTTCTATTTATTCTGGTTGGTGGTTCATTATTTGGTGTTTTAAAATATTCCAACCTAAAATAACTTTCAGTAGAAGTTTTTATCATATTTGCATTATCTTTTGGTGCAATACCTACCAAACTATAATCTAAACCATTGGTATATGTGTTATTTGAATCAATAAAATAAAATTTATACCAAATATCACATTGCATATCGTTACTATTTTCCGTTAAACCGCTATATGATTTGTGAATGTATCTAACCGTTTCATAATTGTCAATTGGATTTATTATTGTTGATAATACCTCGTCTTCAAAAATATCCATACCTTCCTCCCAACCTAAATTTGTTTGAAAGTCATTTTCTTGATTAAGAATTACATTATAATCACCCGGTTTTCTTAAAATTTCCATTAACAGATTAAATTGTTTGTATTTGTTCTTGAATTGAAACTTGCAACTCCATTTTGTTTATTGGTGTAATATCTTTCGTTTCTTAGATAAAGATTAATTTCATTTTTTATGTAATGAATATTATTAACATATGGGAAATTTGTACCATAACCATTTGGGTCAATATATCCGTGTGAATATAAATCTCTCCATCTCCATACATTTTCATCTTTATCATAAACCGTATTCTCAGGTAGATTATAAATCTGATTTGTTTTTGCAGTTTCTAAATAAGGTGATAATTCTCTTAGCTTAACCCTATGGTGTACTTGATAATATAAACCGATTGGGTTTGTTTCTGTGGCACCTGAGTAAACCTCACTGTCGGTTTGTCCATAATCAAATAGTGTGGTTGGATTATATATCTTATGAAATGTGCCACTGATTACTCTTTCTTTTATTTCCTTTTTGTTATACTCAACAAAATCACCAACTAAGGTTGTGCCCGTTGGTATCTCTTCGCCATATGTAAATGTGAAACCCGATTTAGTAAATGTATCACTACCAATGTTAGTTTCTTTTGATGTGTCACCATCAAATTGTTCGTCGACCCAAGAATCGTGAAAATTAAATTTATATCCCACCTTTGGTGGATAATTAAAATAACCATTTCCGTTTCTATAAATTGTTGTAACAAAAACTTCGGTTGGTGTAAATCCTAAATTGTTTGTTAATCCACTTAATACAAGTGGCACTTTAAAATCAAATAAAACCGATTCAGGTCTATTTCTTTCAACAAGAACATCATTTACACCATTACTATTTTCTATCAATAATTTTCTTTCATGTTCAAATATTGGATTCTCAAAACCAACATTATCTAAAATGTATCCCGATGTATTTGTCAATGTTTTATGTTTTCTTACATAATATGTTGATGTGGAACCACTTACATTGTTTCTATCTAAACACCTTTTACCTGTAACAACTAATGAAGCGTTTAATGTATCAACATCCGTCGATGTAAATTGAGATTTATTAAGCACTATCACATAATTCTCGGAATCATAAATTTCATTTCCCACATTATTAACATAATATGTTTTACCGTTTATGATGACATATTCACCGCTACTTAAACCGTGAGGTACAGGACTTGTTAATATAAATGTTTTGGTATTGCCGGTCACTCTAAATGGTATACCATCTGATGCAACAAATTCATGTGTTGTACCCCCACTTAATGAATATTTCATTGGGAATTGAGTATCTCCGGTATATGCGTACGATAAATAAATGTTCCAATTTTGATATGGCGCACTCATTGCAGTAACCGTGGTGTGTTGTGTCGAGCCTGATGTTATTGTTGATGGGTTATAATCTCCGCCTAATGTTGTACCAGTTGGAACTAATGTTACCTCTCTATATAAGTCCCTTCTTAAGAATGCAAACTCGTCATATGGAATAAAACCGGTGAAATCATTGTTACTACCATCACCAACTAAATAAAGTCTTTCTTTAAGATATTCGTAATTGCTATTTCCGCTGTACATATTACGGAATACCATATTCATTTTACCAAATATCTTATAGTTTACACTTCGATTTCTTTCATCATCATATAATTTTGCAACATCTAAAATGATATCTCTATCACCAATTCTTAATAAAGATTCTGATGTCTCAAGATTTAACTTAATTGATAATTCTTGGTCATCCGCATTAGCGTATCTTTTACTTGGTAAAATTATTTCTTTTTTCTCTTCCATTATTCAGCAGACGGGAATGCACCTAAAGGTCCAAATCTTTTAATAAATTTATCAACCGCAGTTTTACCCGGTTTCAATCCAAAATAATAAAGGTATGGTGTTGACAATATTTGTCTTGTTCCACTATAGTTTCTTGATGTCGGTGGTAATATAAAATCAACTGTATTGTCCCAATCAATTACATTCCAACTCCCTGTATTACCTTTTCTAGTATACAGTTTACCAACCGTAGCTCCGCTTAATGTTCCGTTACCACCAATAATATAAAGGAATGTAAATCCTTCCTCTTGTTCATCATAAATTTGATGTGTGGTAAATCCGGTTGTGTTAAAATTACCGTATATGTCGTAATTAAAATGTTCTATATTAAATGTGGAAGCAACCAATGGATTAGCGATAGCATTTAATTTAATAACATCGCCACTATATTCTTTGGTCATTGGTAATAACAAATAAGGATGAGTCGTATCACCGCTGTAATTGTAATTATAAGTCATACCTTGTAATGGTTGCGCTTCAACGGTGCTTCCATTTACAGGTGAAGGATAGTACCAAGCTTGGTCAACGCCGGTACCAAATCCGGTACCATTTTTTTCCCATAAATAAAATGGAACAACCTGCGAAGATTCTGTTAATCTACCAGGTTCATTTAAACAAGCTCTAACACGATATCCGTCAGTTTCATCTAATTTTAATTGCACAGGTAATGGACCATTTGCACTACCATTATCTGATTTAAAGAATTCAGTATAAACATCGGGGTCTAAAAGTATAGGATTATACATTTCATATTTCTTGCTTAACAAATCAAAACCATCTATACCCGCTTCACTATTCATTGACATCAATTGTAGGATATCACCATTTAAAACTTGACCTTGCATTTTGAATGGTAATCTTGAATCAAATCCTTCGTTCCTAAAAAATGCGTAGATATCGCCAGTGATTGCGGGAGTTGCAACATCTAATTTATAGTTAATATATAATCCCAAGATAGGTCTTATATCCTGATACGATGTTGGGCCTATATTCCTTACCACAGAGCAGTTCGGGTCTAAGTTAGGGTCAATACATATCTCCTTAATAAACTCGTCTCTTGGACCTAAATCAACAAGTGTTGTTGGGTGTGCCAATGTTCCTCTTGCTGAGTCAAATTTATTTGTTACAGGGTTATACCAAGACGAACGATAATAAAATCTCTTATCGGGATTTTCTTTTGTTCCTACTTTGTAATAAACTAAATCTTTACAGTATGAAGTTGCGTAATCGCTAATGTCTAAATTTTCTTCGTCATCCCAAACAACTCTTGATTTAAATGGAAAGAAATACAATGAACCTGACAACCAATTATCTAAGAACGAATAATTTACTAAACCCTCACAGAATAACTTTCCAACCAATTTTCTTCTACAGTATTCATCAATTGCCGCAATATTTGCACCCCAATTCTTACTTTCAGCAAAAGGTATGATTGTATATAAACCGTTTCTAAATTCAGAATATCCTGACCACGTTATACATCTTGAACATTCATTACCTTTGCTACTATATATTACTTGACCTGCAGGATTTTTACCCCCACTACAACTAAAACCGGTGGTTCTTGTAACAGTTTTTAATTCGTCATATGTTGAAGTAAATCCGTTAACACAATATGTTTCTTTAGCATACGATTCATTATATAATGTCATATATTGAGAGCAGCCCGTTGGTAATGATTCACTTGCCGATGACGTATTTGATAATGGAGAATTTGTTGGCACCTGTGTTGTATCAAATAATTCAAATGTCACACCTTTATTATTGTTTGATGGTACGGTGTAATCGTAAATCGAATTATCCGTGTAATAATATGTGTTAGTGTCACTTGGGTTATTTGTGTTTGTATATGCATAAATTCCAAGTGGATTTCCAAATCCAACCCCATTTAATCTAATGTAATATTTTGAGGGATTTTGTACAACTTGACTCCATGTTGGTTCGCCCGAAGCATTTGATGGCGGGGGATAAACACCGCTTGGTATTGTTAGGTATAACTTATTAGTACTCGTATCGGGATTAGTAATACTATTACTACCTGTACCCGAATAAAAAACTATCGGGATAAATAGTACCTCGTTTAACTACGGTATATATTTGTGTTGGGCTCGTAATTCCATTTGATGTTCTTGTAACTTCCTCACCATTAATATTATTACATTGCACACAATCGGGATACGGTGTTATACCTAATTGAACAGTTCCAAAGTCCTGTAATTCTTCTATAACATAATCTAATCCACCAAATAAATCAAATTTATATCCAAGTACCTTAAACCGACCAAATTCAACAATTTTTTGAAATGGTAATATCAAAACTTGAATGACTGCAATATATGCTTGATATATAATTCTTTCAAAAATATTAATTGTGATTGCAAGTAATATTGCAAAATTAATATTCATCATACCCCAGTTTGCGGGTGGTGTAACGATTGAACTTTCGCAATCGTCTTCTTTCTTTGGTGCTATCTCTTTAATACCAAGATATGTATGTGTTCCAAGTCCATTTGAACTGAAATAAGAACCCATAAATGATGATAAGGTATATACCTTATTGTAAGTTAATCTAAAAAAATAATCTTTTGGGTAAAAAGAACCTTGTATGTTACTAAAAATAACATCATTATTTGTGGCACCTGTTGGATAATCTTCCCAATTTAATGAGAAGTTATATGATAAATCTTGGTCTTCATTACTGTACTCTCTAATGTTGGGTACCAAATAAGAACCCATAGAACGACTACCATTGGATTGTGTATCGTTCATTGTTATCCTAAAACGATAACAAGCCGATGTTGGCACACCTTTGTTTGGGTCGTTAGTAATTTCATTTTCGCCAAATTCGTTTGTATATAGATATTCTGAGTTCATCGGTAAATTCATAACAAATGAACCTTCTTCATCAACATCTTCTTTTAATTCAAATTCTTCAAGTATTGGTCTATTCAATGTGTCCATTGCATTTTTAAAACGAATGGCTTCAATTTTTGCACCACCAGTAATTAATGAACATTTTTCCCCCATTCTATTAGATGGACCACACCCTTTACCGACTGCCACGTTTCCTGAATCCGTATAAACTGAACCAATGAAATAAGCCATAGGTTCTATCTTAATACCCAAAGATGATAAGTCAAAATCAACTCTTGAGATACCTAACTCACATAAGTCTTGATTACCCCAAAATGGGTAAACTGTTAATGATTTGTCAAATGAAACTATTTGTGGTAACGAATCAATATCTGATGAAGATTTAAATTCATATGTCGATTTGAAGTCATCAACACCCGCACCTTTTCTAATAAAGTCATCCGGTCTAAATGAAAAACAACTAATGTCGGATAAGTCAACATCCACGTGGATGTTTTGCTCCCCAACCGGTACACCCCATATCATAAAGTCACCCGCATCATTTGTTCTTACCGTATATCTATAATATTTTTCGTAAACTTCTAATACCTCTTCTCTTGTTAAAATATCTCTTTGGTCAGGAAATGTACCGGTTGGAATGTGTCCTCCATGTTGTTTTCTTGCGGGTAATAAATTGTAACGATAATTTTCATCGTTTCTCATATCCACCGAAGTGTAAGGATACAATTTAGAAATTACGGGGTCTTCGGAATCTGAATCTGATAGTGGAATGAAAATTGATACTCTTGCGTTAGGGATACCCAAACCATTGTTGGCGGTAATTCTACCACAAACAACACCATAGTCGGCACAGATTGAAGTATATACGTCTTGTTGAGTAAATTTTAATGATAAAATCTCAAGAAAATCGTAATCCTGCTTTAACTCAACTGTAACTAATTGGTCTTCCCCAATATTGGTGGAGATTCTGTGTTTTTGTATCATACTATAATAAATAGAAAGCTAACGATTTTCTATTATTATAAACAAAAAACATTTTAAAATGTAGTCGTTCCTACAGTTTTAGTACGTACTTTTATGTCAACGTTAGGAAATCTAATTTGATAAATTTGATTGGATTTCATGTTAATTGTCATGTCGTACTGTTGTATTTCTTTTGTCGAAGCAACTTTATAAGCTTGTGAAACCTCAGACAATGAATAATCACCACCGGTTTTACCATAAACACGTATATCAATTACGTTAACAACACCGGTAACATTACCAATTTCTCTCATTAAGTCACCAACAAATAGCGGGTCACCCATTTTGCGTTTTTCAATTGCAAAGAAAGTAATTACATTTTGAATGGTTGTCTTAACCACATCGGTTGTTGTTGCGTTTTTGTCCGTGATTAAATCAATCTCTAAGCCCAAGTCAATAACCTCACCACTTTGAATGTCAATATAATCATTAATCATTCTGTATTCTGAAAGGTAGTTAATGATATTATCTTTTAAGGTGTTTGAAACTATGTCAGTTAAATTACCATTATCATCATATGATAATAGTTTAACCCTAACCTTGTTGTCTTCTTCCATTACATTAACCTTTGCCGGTGCACCAAATGTACCGGGCATAGTTTCAATTAACGATTTATAATCATTTAAAGTTACCGCTCTATTTTGTGCAGAAAAGTTGTAACCAATCATGTTTCTTAGCTCTTCAATTGTTGGTTGGTCTGCACCACCAACAGCAGGTGTTACATTGGTAACACGTAATGATTGTTCAACTTGAGAATTAATTGACGATAATGGACCACTTATATTGAATTCAATATTATCAACATTTGATATTACGTCAACACCTAAGTTGGAATCTTTACCGCCACCAATACGATATCTAACAAACAATGTTGTGTTTGCTTTAGGTATTGTGCCTAATGAAATATTATTTAGATAAGTTCCTAAATTAACTTTCATTGAACCATTCATATAATCATCAAGATTATCTAATGGGTCAACAGTTCCTGAACCAAATGTAAGTGAGAAATAACTTTCCGGTGTGAATTCTGTGATAAACTTATTTTTCACGGGAACATACGTACCTGCTTTGAAATTATCTTTGTCAGATGCGGTTGTTGGGTCAGGTAAGAATAATGTATCTTCAATTAAACTTTTTACTTCGTACCATCTATTGGCACCCGATTCAAATTCCGAACTTGTTGGGTTAGCACCAAAACTTGTTCCTTCTTTATGTATAACAGATGTCACACCTAAAATATTTTGTTCGGGTAAAAATATTTTAAAGAATGGTCTTTGGTCTAACTCAGTCATTACTCTTCTGTAAATTCTTGTAACACCGTTAACAACAGCATCTCTTTTTGTGATTGTATATGAAATTAATGTATTGTTGCTATCAAAATTTGGTATTTTTAATCTATTGGGTTCACCTTTAGTGTTAAAAGGATTTGAGAAGTCAATATCTTCCAATGTTTCAAATACCTGACCCGCACCCGATACTTGAGCACCCGCTTTTAAAACACCAAGATATCTTTCATCTTCCTTATCACCACGAACCGGAACATTTATTGAGAAATCACACAATGCAACTGATGGTCTATTACCCGGTATCTTAATACCATATGTTTTTGCAATATGAAATAATGATTGTCTTTGTTGTGCAAAATCCAACATAGTTTCTTGCCAAACTCTATCAATGTGAAAGTGTAAGTTATCGGCAACCGCAGCATTTAAGTCCAATAACACTGAAAATATTGATGCGTCGTTAGTATTTTTTACTAAGTCAGGATAATACTCTTTTGTTAGGTTTACTAATTCTTGTCTTAATCCCGCAAAATCTCTTGTTGCGTATGAAATCTTTTTTGCCATTTTAAATGTTGATAATTACAAAATCCGAAGATGTAAATGCTCCGTTATTAACCGTGTATTCTATTTTAACCACCGCAGTATATGGTTTAGTTGAGGCGTCAGATACTCTAAATAATCTTTCGTCCTCATCTTGATTAAATGAACGTGTTCCATCGGGGTCATCTTCCGCCGACATAACATCTAATCTTGTAATATCAAGATTGGGGATATATTTTCTAACCGAATCTCTTATTTCACTTTCAATTAAATCGAATGTTACCGCATCGTTTTGGTCAAAGATAAATTGATATAAACGGGTACCAAAATCAGGTAAGAAATATCTTGAACCCTTTCTAGTTAATAATAGATGAATAAGATTTGTTCTAATTTCTCTTTCAGGTGATAATGTCATCTTTACAAAACTACCATCACGACTTTCTCTGAAAGGAAATTCTATTCCATATTTTACTGCCATACCTATAAATATAAACAATATAGAAATGGTAATAAATAAAAAATCCCGACCTAAGCCGGGATTATGTTTATGTTGATGTATTATAATTTATCAAGAACCACAACCTTCACAGTCAAATGGTGAGTCAGACGGTCTTTCAATAGTCATCTCAACCTCCGGTGTGCTTTCACTAATCAGTGAATTATTATTGGGTGTTGGAAAAACTTGTGATGGTTCTGCAGGCTTAACTGTTGAAGTATCAATACCTAATCCCTTCATAGCGTCGACAGCAGATGTAGAACGTAAGTAGTACATACCCGTTTTTAACCCCAACTTCCATCCGTGTAAGTGTGCCGCCAATAACTTAGCTTTATTCACCCCACTAATAAATAAGTTCATTGATTGAGATTGGTCAATATAAACACTACGGTTTGCTGCCATGTTCAATATTTTCTTTTGTGACATCTCCCATACTGTTTTATAGATTTCTTTCAATTCAGTTGGAATCTCAGGGATGTTTTGAATAGAACCATTTTCCATAATGATTTTATTTTTAATCTCTTCGTTCCATAAATCAAACTTCAATAAATCTTTAACTAAGTGTTGGTTAATTACAATAAACTCACCACCCAATGTTCTTCTTGCATATAAGTTTGTTGTAAATGGTTCAAAACATTCGTTGTTACCCAAAATTTGTGCTGTAGATGCTGTTGGCATCGGTGCAACTAATAATGAGTTTCTAACACCATTGTTTACAACTTCTTTACGTAATGATTTCCAATCCCAACGACCTGAAGTATCTTCATCTGTTTTACCCCACATTTGATATTGAAATTCTCCACGTGAAATTGGTGACCCATCAATTGACTCATACGCACCGTGTAATTTTGCCAAATCTTTTGAAGACGTTAATGCCGCAAAATAAATTGTTTCGAAAATATCTGTTTGTAATTTATCTGCGTCATCTGATTCAAATGGTAATCCTAAGATACAAAAAACGTCAGCTAAACCTTGAACACCTAAACCAACCGGTCTGTGTTTAAAGTTTGATAACTTTGTCTCCGCAGTTGGATAAAAGTTTAAATCAATTACATTGTTTAAGTTCTTAACAATTTGATATGTTGCATCATATAATAACTGATGGTCAAATTCCTCGTCAACAATATACTTTGGTAATGCAATCGATGCTAAATTACAAACAGCTTGCTCTGTTGGTGAGCTATACTCAATGATTTCAGTACATAAGTTAGATGACTTAATAGTACCCAAGTTCTTTTGATTTGATTTATAGTTCGCAGCATCCTTATATAACATGTATGGAACACCGGTCTCAATCTGCGCAGTTAGGATTGCATCCATTAACTTTCTTGCTTTGATTGTTTGACGACCCAAACCTTGTTGTTCGTATGATTCATATAACTCTGTGAATTTCTTGTCTTCCGGTGTATCATATACATCAGATAAACCCGGTGCTTCATCAGGTGAGAACAATGTCCAATTACCGTCTTCTTCAACACGTTTCATAAACAAATCGGGAGTCCATAAAGCCAAGAACAAATCTCTTGCTCTCATTTCTTCCTTACCATGGTTCTTTCTTAATTCAATGAACTCCATAACATCTGCATGCCATGGTTCCAAATATACCGCAAATGAACCTTTACGCTTACCACCTTGGTTAATCCAACGAGCAACTTCATTATAAGTTTTCATCATTGGTAATAAACCATCAGATTCTCCACCGGTTCCCTTAATATATGAACCTTTAGCACGAACATCATGTACGTGTAATCCAATACCACCCGCCCACTTAGAAATCTTTGCAACATCACCTAATGTATCAAATAGTCCGTTAATGTCATCACCTTTGTTACCAATTAAGAAACAAGAAGACATCTGTGGTCTTGGAGTTCCTGCATTAAATAATGTTGGTGTTGCGTGTGTATAAAGATGTTTTGACAAATCGTGATAGATTCTCAAACCTTCTTCAAGATTAAAGTTACAAATACCTAACGCGACTCTCATATATAGGTATTGTGGTCTTTCTACAATTTTTTGTCCAATCTTAATAAGATAAGAACGTTCTAAAGTTTTGATACCAAAATAATCGAAATCAAAATCTCTATCCATAACAATTGCAGCATCAATAGTTTCTCTATTTTCAAGGACAAACTTATAAAGTTGCGTATCAATTAATGATGACTGCTTTCCTGTTCTTGGCTCAATAAATGAATGTAATTCTCTAATGCACTGTGAAAACTTTTTTGGTGTTGACTTGTGTAAACTTGATACTTCAATTCTACCGGCCAACTTAGAATAATCAGGGTGTGTTGTGGTCATTGCAACCGCAGTCTCTGCCGCCAATTTATCTAATTCAATTGTTGAAATACCATCATAGATACCTTGTGTTACTTTTAATGTAACATAGGTAGGGTCAATGTATTCCATATTTAAATCGTGACATAAGATACTAATCCGTTTAGTAATCTTGTCATATCTCATTTCCTCAAGGGAACCGTCGCGTTTTTTTACTTTCATATTTTAAAAATCTATATCTCCGTTAAATGCATCTTCAATGCTTTCATCACTTTTATTATTAACTCCCGCTTTTTGATACTCAGCAACGCGTTTCTCAAAGAAGTTAGTTTTACCTTGCAATGCAATGTTCTGCATAAAATCAAAAGGATTTTCCGAATTGTATACCTTTGAACATCCTAATGCTGTTAATAATCTATCTGTAACAAACTCAAGATACTGTGACATTAAATCAGAGTTCATACCAATTAAACGAACCGGTAGTGCTTCCAAGATAAATTCCTTTTCAATTGCTAATGCACTAACGATAATTTCTTTAATCTTATCTTCTGATAATTTATTTTGAATGTGATTGTTAGATAAATGGCAAGCAAAGTCACAGTGCATTCCTTCGTCACGTGAAATCAACTCATTAGAAAATGTTAAACCCGGCATTAACCCACGTTTCTTTAGCCAAAAGATTGAACAGAATGAACCTGAAAAGAAAATACCTTCAACAGC